TTTGCCGGGCATCCCACGATTGGATGGGGCCATCGAATCCTCCCTCGCGAGCGGTTCTCGATGACCCTGACGGCGGCGCAAGCCGATGACCTGCTACGCAGCGATCTTGAGCGTTTCGCCGCCGCCGTCAACTCATTGGTGACAGCGCCTATCACTCAATCGATGTTCGATGCCCTGGTGTGCTTTGCTTTCAATGTCGGGCTAGGCGCGCTCAAAGGCTCCACTCTCCTACGCCTGCTGAACCAACATTGGTACGCCGCCGCCGCACAGCAGTTCGAGCGATGGGACAAGGCCACGGACCAAAAGACCGGAAAAAAAGTATCACTAGCCGGCCTGAAGCGCCGCCGGCTGGCGGAACGTCGCTTGTTCGAGCGCGATGGATTCCAGCCTTGAGGTACTATCTCTACATGCTCTTAGCCATGGCCGACGCGCGATACCAATCCGCCTATTGGGAACAAGTGGCTGTTTCAGAGTGGTGGCTTTCGGTTGTTGATCAAATTATCGGTTGCGCCGTAAAACCTCGCCATTTATGGCGGGGATATAAGGCGCTCCGAACGAAGTTCGGATTCCTTTTTCGCCGCGTAATCAGCCAAAACCTTGTGAACAAGGTTAGACAGGTTGCGCCCGTCCTGCTCGGCCAGCAGCCGCAACCGATCTTTCAGTTCCTTGTTGATTTTCATGTGCAAAATTTCGTTGGTCATGTTGACTCCGGTAATTTTTAATGTTAGTCTTAGCAACATGATACGCACATACAGATTCAGGGTCAAGGATTCCAGCATAGCGCCGCAACTCACGAAGTTAGCGCGAGCCTGTAATTTCGTCTGGAATTTTTGCAATGAATCTCAGGAACACGCTTTGCGCTGGGATCAGCGGTGGCCCACCGGGTTTGATTTAAACAAACTGACTGCTGGATGCAGTAAAGAACTAGGACTCCATTCCCAAACGGTTCAGGCGGTCTGCGAGGAGTATGCAACCCGCCGTAAGCAATTCAAAAAAAGAAAACTCCGCTGGCGTGGAAAACGGTCTCTCGGTTGGATTCCGTTTAAGGCGTCTGGAATAAAAGTGGTTGATGATAAAGTTAGTTACGCGGGAAATACGTTTAGGTTCTGGAAAAGCCGCGATATTCCTGGAGTCATTAAAACTGGAAATTTTGCACAGGACTCCAGAAAACGCTGGTATGTAAATTTCGTGGTTGAAGTGCCGGAAGCGGAAGCCACCACCGGAACAAAACACATTGGAATTGATCTTGGGCTGAAAACCCTAGCTACCTGTTCGGATGGCCGCAAGATTGAAGCGCCCCGTTGGTATAGGAATCAGCAACGGCGAATTGCTGAACATCAGCGCAAAAAGCGTTCCCGGCAAGCACGGAATTTGCAAGCTAAAATTGCGAATCGGCGTAAGGATTTTCTTCATAAAGAATCAGACCGACTCACCAAAGAGTGTGAGTTAATTGTGGTCGGGGATGTCTGTAGTTCAAAACTCACTAAAACGAACATGGCAAAATCTGTGAATGATGCGGGTTGGACTATGTTCAAAAACCTACTTTCCTATAAAGCGATTGCGCGGAAGGTGGTGTACCGTGAAGTGTCGGAACGCTTCACAACTCAAGCCTGTTCCTGTTGCGGTGCGATAGGCGGTCCAAAAGGCCGAAAGGGTCTTGGGGTTAGGGAATGGGTGTGCGGCGAATGCGGGGCGGTCCTCGACCGCGACGTAAACGCAGCAATGAACATTCTCCGATTGGGGCATCAATCGCTACTCGCTGAAGTGCGGTAGGAATCCCAGGCCTTCAGGCCGGGGAGGATGTCAACAAGAGGTAACAACATGTCTGATTTTGTCGATAGCAAAAGTGATGATCGTACCGTCAACAACGTCATGCGCCATGCCTACCGGGTGCTGAGTGATGACGAAAAGAACCTGATGCAGGCAATCAAAGATAAGGGGCTTGAATTGCATGAGCTAATTGAGAGCATCGGCCAATCCCGTGAACTCTCTATTGCCAAGACCAAGACTGAAGAGGCGGTTATGTGGGCCGTTAAGCATCTAACGAAATGAAAGACGCCATTCTCTTCGTAGTCTCAATGACGCTGGTTTTCTCAGTCCCCATCGGGCTTTCGTTGTTTTCTATCATTGGCCGGCTGTTGGGCGCGCCATGAAAGCACTCATTCTCGCCGCTTGCGCTGTTTCAGTGCCTTGCCTTGCCGATGACGGTATTCCATGGATGACTCCGCATGTCGTTGATACCGGGGTGTCAATGGCGGTGTTGCAGTCCGTCCCCGGCGCGGTTGAGCTGCACCCGCTCGGCTTCCCCGGTGTCGTGGTCGCTAAGTTCGCCATGGAAGGTATCGCGCTGGGCTACCGAGACGCCGGCGATGTCGAGACATGCCAAGCCGTTGCTGGCGGTGCGCGTTGGGGCGGATGGATTGGCACCGGGGCGACCCTGGGCGGTCTGGCTGCTGGCCCTGTCGGGCTAGCGCTGGGCGGCCTTGGCGCTGGGCTGCTATCGTGGCAATGGTCGCGAGAGTCAGCGCAGTGGACGTGCTCGCAGCCGCCTCCGCTTGCTGATTATGCGCCGTATAGCTATTCTGGGGTTGAGTGCATGGGCTGGAATGATGCTAGACCTGATTTCTGTAACAAGTGGAGTTACCGATGAAAAATATATCCGCACTGCCGTTTCTCTGGGCGCTGGCGTCGGCTCCGATTTATGCCGCTCCATTTGTTGTATCTGATCCATACCCATCTTCCGGGCCTCAGCCGACCGAATTTGTGATTTCAGTATCCGGCACTCAGACGCCTGTTGTGGTTCCGGCAACTGCAACTCCGCAAGGCGCGATCCTAAAGTGGGATGTTTCCGGGGTGTCAGGCTCAAAGACTATTACCGTTAAAGCTCGCAACGTCTGGGGGGAATCCGCAGCGACCCCCCCTTTCACCTTCACCGTTGGACCGCCGGCCACTCCAAGCGGGATTGGGCTTTCGGTACAATAATCAGGCTACCCAAATGATACTTCCCTGGGGGAATTTCCTACGCCCGCGCGACACGCGGGGTCGTGAAAGCCGGACATTGTTTTTTGTGAGCGTGTCGTGGCTGATGATGACGGTGCGGTTTATCATCGGGGGCCTGTCTTTTGAGTACGGACCTATTCATTGGGAAATCGCGCCAGCACTGGTGACTGATTACGGCGTGGCGGTGGCGGCGGTCATTGCGATCTGGGTTGGACGAGAGTGGGTACGGGGACAGGCTGATGCTTGATACCATTCTGGCGATCATCGGCGGCGCACTGGCGTTACTGTTCGGGACCGGATGGGCACGGTCAAGCTGGCATCGTCGGAAAGCCGAGAATGAACTGTCTGAACGGCAGTTGGCGTCGAATAAGCAGCAGGAATCCGCCGCCAAGGCCGCGATGAAGGTCAAGGGCGATCAGGCTAGGCAGAAACCAATCGACATGAAAGGAAGGGGTGACTTTGAATGAGCGAACGCGATTACCAAAAAGAGCCGGTCTGGAAATTGAGGGTTCTGTTGCTTATCAGTGCGATCAAAGGCACTGACGAATGGATGAAGATAAAGTCGGCAATAGACAGTAAAACCGGATCAGGACGCCCCCCCAAACGGCGTTGGTATTGATTCCATGCGCGCCTTGATTCTTATCTCTCTGCTGATTTCTGGATGCTCATCTACTCCAACCATCGAATATCAAGCAGTCCCGGCATGGCTGATCCCGGCTCAACCAGAACTTCCTAAGATTCAATCATCCGATCTGAAATGCTTGTCGGATGAGACTTACTATTCTTTAGTATCGCGTGATAGAGCATTGCGGAATTACGCGACTGAATTGCGCGCATTGCTGGAAGCGAAATAAAAATGAACACAAACCATGTGAACGCCATGCCGGAAAAAACACCACTTGACTACCCGATGCTGCAATACTTTCTGGTGGTTCTGCTCAGTTCAATCGGCGGGCTTGTTTCTATACTGCAAGAGTTTGTTGACCAAATCGGAAAATGTTGGAAATGCGCAATTGCAAGGGCAATTGTGAATATGGTCACTAGCGGTTTTTGCGGAGTGCTGGCGTTTTGGCTCTGTGAAAGCATGGACATAAAACCGCTTGTCACTGCTTGCGTAATTGGTATTGCTGGAAACATGGGCGGACGTTCTTTAAAAGTTATTGAAAAGATCGTTCTCAAAAAGCTCAATTAGAGATATAGCAATGAGTCTAACATCCAGTTTGTTTAACTCTGGCCTTTTTAAAGGAGGGCTTTTTAACGGGGGGCTTTTTAATAAGCAGTCTACTGTGTCTATTGTATCGCTGCTATTCGGAGCGGGCGAGATTGGCATCATATATGACATATCAAACTTTTTGACAATGTTTCAGGACTCGGCAGGCACGACACCAGTGACCGCTGTAGCTCAGCCCGTCGGAAAGATTTTAGACATATCTGGTAATGGCTACCATGCCACTCAAGCAACATCAGCATCCCGCCCGGTTCTTCGTCAAGATGGAAGCGGATATTACTACCTTGAGTTCGACGGAGTTGATGATTGGTTGGAGACTGATGTTATTGATTTCACCAGCACAGATGAAATATCTATATTTTGTGGATTTTCAAGCGCCCTAGCATCAGGAACAAGAGGGATGCTTGTTAATTTAGAGCAAGCATATCCAAAAAGGCTGGCTATTGATCTTAATACTACTAGCACAGAAATAAAATCTGTGTCTAACGGGTCATTAAGCCCGTCTCCAGCAAGTTTTATTCCGTCAGCCTATCCGATTGTAATAACAGCGCTATCAAAAATATCAACAGACACCAATATCATTCGTGGGAATGGGGTCCAGCAAGCAACAAGCACCGGGGATCAAGGTACTGGAACCAGACCTGCGGCTAAGATTTATCTAGGAACATATAACGGAGGAACCCTTCGATATAAGGGTGCGATTTATTCAATAATTTTTCGTGGAGCCTTATCTTCTGCTGATGAAATATTAGCCGCTGAATCCTATGTTGCAGGAAAAACAGGGGTGACGTTATGAGTATGGTCGCAGTCATTCCAGTAGCTAATCTCCTTTCCGCAAACACTACTCTGGAAGCAGCAGGCTTCGGTCCAAACAACTTCTCGGTAGCCGCTTATGCGGGCCCAGGTGCAACCCATGCCGCGCTACACGCATGGGACGATGCAATATTCGAGGCGGCAGTGCAGGCAATCCCAGGCGTAGCCGTTGATATTGGCTCAGGCGATCCAGTCGCCCGCACTCAGGCGCTTATCGCGGCACAAGGCGCACAGTGGGGCGATCAAGCCAAAGCACTTCCAACAAGCGGAAACGCGCTGGCCAACACACTCTATCGATACAGCGACGATACGCTTTGGTGGTGCATCCAGACCTTCAATCGTTCGACCTATAGCGCGCATCCATCAACCTATCCGGCACTGATCAGGAGAGTTCGCAATCCACGAGTCGTCGAAGCGTGGCAACAGCCCATCGATCAGTATGACGCCTACAAGGCGGTAAATCCGTTTACTGGTCAACCAGATCAAGTAACGCACAACGGGCAAACATGGTACGTGACTGGCGTTGATGGATCAGGTAATAACGTCTGGGAGCCAGGCGTATTTGGATGGACTATCGTTGGGCAAGAGCCTGGACCGAGTGAAACTTGGGTCGATACCGGCGTTACCATCGTGCAGCTTGTTGGGTCTGGCGTCTATCGAGTGTCTGGAGTGCCGACGATCACGCTAAACCAGGCTATCCGGCTGGGTGACTTGCAAGCAGGGGAAACCGTATTTACTGGCTACTGGCCGACGACCGGTACGCCTAGCGACTACATCAAGATTTCCCCGCATGTCACAGCCGCGAATGGCGCGAAGGTTTGGAAGTGGGCTTAATTGTTTAAATGATAATTTGGAGTAAAGACTATGGGTAGTCAGGTATTAACTGTTGCATCAGGGGCAAGCGTTGTCTATGAAGCACCAAATCCTACTTCTAGCCTTCCTGCATCGCTGACAGTTACCATAGACCCAAACGGCGGCACGGTGACGGTTAGCACTAAGACTGCTTATGCTGGGGCTTATCACGCAGTCGCCGATGGAGACCTATCTGGTGATATTACAGCAGTGAAAACCGCTGTACTTGGCGGGGCAGTTAATGCGGTCAAATTCACTGCGTCAGGAGCTACTGCAACTATTGAGATTGCGGAGTGAGTGTAAAGCTTGGAAGTGTTTGTTCAGTAGATGAAGCAGGGTAGAACCTTTGAGCGCGCCAAGACCTACGTTGAAGGAGAAGCACACCAGGGCGTCGAACATGCTTTGAGTGATTGGCGCTGTCACCAAAGAGTTGACACCATCGGCGAAACGCTCAAGATCGCTGCGTAGCAGGTCATCGGCTTGCGCCGCCGTCAGGGTCATCGAGAACCGCTCGCGAGGGAGGATTCGATGGCCCCATCCAATCGTGGGATGCCCGGCAAA